GCCAAAGATAAAAATACTAAATTAGTATTTGTTACTGGTCCAGCAGGAACCTCAAAGACATTTCTTGCTGTATTACACGCTCTCAGAATGATTGATGAGAAGAGGGTCAGTGATTTAATATATATTCGTTCTGCAGTAGAATCAGCAGATTCTAAATTGGGTTTTCTCCCTGGAGAAGCGAATGAAAAGATGGCTCCATATCTTCAACCTTTGTTGGATAAGCTCGACGAATTACTTCCAAGAAATGAAATAGATTGTCTACAAAAAGACAATAGGATCTCTGGAGTTCCGATTGGATTCTTAAGAGGACTAAACTGGAATAACAAAGTTATTATAGCGGACGAGGCCCAAAATCTTACTACAAAGGAACTTTTTACCTTAATTACCAGAGTTGGTGAGTTTTCTAAAGTATTTATATTGGGTGATCCTGAACAAGCCGATATCAATGGCAAGAGCGGGTTTGTAAAAATGGTCAATACGTTCAATGACGAAGAAAGTCGTCAAAACGGTATCCAAGTTTTCGAATTTAGAGAGGAAGACATCGTTCGAAGTGGTTTGGTTAAGTTTATTATCCAAAAAGCAAGGACAGAATTACTTCTCAAAAAGTAAAAAAACGTATTTACATCTCTATTTATTTGCCATACGATAATCATATTTATGGCAAATAAACGTCTATCAGATCTACAAGAACTATCAGCAGCAAATTTGGTAGAAGATGATCTATTTTATGTAGTTGATACCACATCTACAGTTTTGGAAGGTAAGAAGATTAAAGCGAGTAGTATAAAGTCGTTCGTTCTTAACACAAGTTTTCTATCGTCGTCATATGCTAGCAGTTCGTTATCTGCTAGTTATGTAAATCCAAGTTCTGTTGGTTTAGTTAATTCTGCTAGTTATTCCTTATCAGGAAGTTGGGCAGATAGAACGTTTTTTTCGAGTTTAGCTAATACTGCATCATATTCCGTTGAAACAAGCCATTCTAGATTTTCCGATACAGCATCTTTTTTATTCTACAATGGATCAAGACCAAATGGAACCGCATCATTTGCTTTAAACGTTCTTTCGTCCTCATATTCAAGAACAGCTTCATTTGCTAACTCATCTTCGTATATTATTTATACAGGAGTTAGAAACGGAACGGTATATTTTTCCGTTTCATCGTCGTATGTTCAAACGTCAAGTTTTTCAAATACTGCATCTTATTTGCTGTGGAATGGAACAACTCCAAATGGAACAGCATCTTATGCGTTGAAAGCTAGCAGTTCGTTGTCGTCAAGTTATGTTAATTCGTCAAGTTATTCGTTATCAGCAAGTTTTGCGGTAAGTTCTTCTAAAACATATCTTGCTGACATTTCCGTATCATCTTCATTTTTAATATATGTTAATGGGGTACCAAATGGAACATCTTCATTTGCTCAAACATCCAGTCGAGCCACTTTCGCAGATTCTTCGTCATACTTGATTTATGACGGTGTTACTTCAAACGGAACAGCATCATATTCACTTTACGCAAGCAATTCTCTTTCATCAAGTTTTTCTATTTCATCAAGCAGAGCTGAAAGAACGTTAACAGCATCATATGCTTTAACTGCAAGTTATCCTGGATTAGATCCAAATCAATACAAAGTTTACGGTCCATATAACACAAACGATTTGTCTTCATTTGCTGTCCAAAGTTCCACGGATTGCACATATGGTTATTTAAAGATTGCTCCTTCTGGAGCAAGTACTACAATAATAGTTCATGCATTATGTGATGTTAAGGTTCCAATTACAACTACCGATACAGATGCTGCTTCAGTTATTTTGAAACTTGAAAAATGGGTTTCTAACCCAAGCCCTGTTCCGGATGGTCCTGCAGTTCCGTTGGATACATCGAAGCCAAATAACTATATAAATCTTTCTATAACCGGAGCATTTACATTAACAGGATATGACCGACAATCAATAAGTTTAGTAAGTAACGCATCCTCTACAGTATCAGGAAGTTATATCCTAAAAGTTACTGCTGCTGGAGCATCGTTCGATGCAAATTCTTTGAGTAGAGGAGTAACGTTTTTTGTTTATACCAAACCCGATGCAACTGTGACTTTAACTACAACACCATAATATGAGTCTATCAATTAAAGTAAGTGAACTAACAGTGTTATCTCAAATCACACACGATGATTATATTATCGTGAATGACAGTGGATCTGTTACGACTAAGCGAGCCACTTTTGATACACTCGGAGATTATCTATCAGGATCCAACAAACCAATTGGTTCAGCATCTTATACCACTGTTGCAGAATTTGCACGTCTTGCTCGTTCATCCAGTTACGCATCATCGTCCTTATCGTCAAGTTATTCTGTGTCTTCTTCGTATGCAAGAAATTCTACATCTTCTAGTTACTCTCGTAGTGGAAGTTACGCAGACAAAGCAGCTTTAGCTGATTCTGTGGTTGGAGGAACAGGATGGTCCAATAACTCATTATCCGCAAGTTATTCATCTGCATCTTTATCTTCAAGTTATGGATTATCATCTAGTTATGCTAGAAGTTCTAGTTTCTCAGATAGATCATATACATCGTCTTACGCTACAAGCGCTTCAAGTGTTGCGAGTTCAGATTGGTCAAAATACGTTTATATTAACGGAAGAGAGTATTTGGATGTTCCTGAAACTACAGTTCACGCTAATCCATATTATCAATGGTTAACTATGTGGTCGGGAAGTTATACTGGAAAATTGGCTAGAACTAATATCGCCGATCTCGGAGTTCAATACAACATAGGAAAACCATTAGTATTTCAAGATTTGATTGATTCGTCTCAGGGTGAGGATTCTGCCAATGGTTTAACGCCTTTACTTCATCCTTATATTGAATTAAGGCCACAAAATTCTTATGGAGTGTATAGACCTTGGTTAATTTTGTCTTATCTCTATACAGGAGGTTTCGGATCGCCGCCTTATACTACAAATCCAACAGGTTCATTTGGTCCGGATACTGGTCCAGGCGGTTGGAGAGATCCATCAGCAATGCCTCCAGGGAATCCATACACTAGAAATCTTAGAATCATTCCTAACTATGATCCAAATTTTGGTCTTAATTCTGGAAACTTTTTGGATGAAACCAGCATGGGATCTCAACAGTTTACTTTGTATAATAGAAGTACAAGAAATTTTGCGTGGTATCAAGGAGGGTCTTTCTTTGGTCATAGACCAGAAGAACTTGATCCTGGAATTAGCGGATCTTGCAGAATGGTGTTGGCAGGAGGACGACTTGGATTAGGACAGTTTGGAAGTGGTAGTCAACGTGATGTTGGAACAGCAAATCCAACTCCGCCGATTTATCCATTAGCTCCATTACACATTTCTGCTAGTGAAGGTGCAATGAATGATACTAATACTCCTCTTGTCAGATTAGATCAAAAAGTCGGAACTGCTGGAACTATTGGTTCATTACAAGGGTGGATTAGAATAAACATCAACGGTGTAGCTTATAAGATGCCACTTTATAATTAACACACTCTTTCATAGTTCTAGATATTTATATAGATTATGAAAGATAAGATAATTACAAATAAAACGTTTCCACATTTCCTTGGATTTACAGCACTTCTAATTGCAATTTGTGCTGCTATATTCTCGGTTTATGGAATCGGAAACCTCTTTGCTGGAGCAGCTATATCAGCAATGATTATGGCTGGTAGTTTAGAGGTTGGTAAATTAGTAGCGACTACTTTTCTTTACAGATATTGGAATAAATCCATTGGTTTAGTTAAAACATATCTAACCATCGCTGTAATAGCCTTAATGATTATTACTTCTGCTGGAATTTTTGGATTCTTAAGCGCTGCTTACCAAAAATCATCTTTGACCTATAAGTTGAACCAGGAAAAAATTGTCTCTACTGAAAACTCAAAAGGTTACTATTCTAACTTAATTTCTTCTGCTTCTGAACGTATCAAAGTGTTAAATGAAACTCGTAAAACCCAAGAAGAGAGACTTTCTATTGCTCTTAAAGATCCAATGTTGACTCGTAATCCAATTCAACTTCGTCAAATCCAAGATCAAACAGTTAAATCAATCGATCAAGCCAACGAGGATATAAAAACAGAAAACGCCAAAGTTGAACAATCTCAAGCTAAAATGCAAAGTATTGATGAACAAGTTAACAATATGAAAATCAGTGGCATTGAAAAGAAAGATATTCAAACTTTCAAATTTTTGGCCGATGCGTTAGGAGTTAGTTTAGATACTGTTGCTAAATGGTTTATTATATCACTCATTTTCGTATTCGATCCTTTAGCTGTAGCTTTGATTCTTGCTTATAACGTAGTCATATATCAAAAGGAAGATGGTCAAATTTATGATGAACCAACTAATTCCACAAAAGAACGAAAAGTGGAACCTGAAGTAATAGAAGAATCAAAAACAAAGATTACAGAAGTTCCAAAAGTAGAAGAAAAGGTTATTGAAGAACCTATAGTGAATACTCCTGAAATTATACCGTCTAATACACCCACAAATCCTGACTCTAATGTGATGGATGAGTATTATAAGAGAATGTTTAAGCAATAAAGGCTTGACAAACTTCATTTAATGTACTAATGTTTTTGTAAAACAAAACTTGCGTTTTTTAGTTAATTCTACTATATATAGGGGATTCTCCTAAAAATATATGAATCGTGACGATATTGATTATGTTTTAGAATTACTAGACGACGCAATAACCGAAAAAGACTGGGATCTTATAGAAGAGGCCCGTCAATACTTGAAAGATTTTACAAATCCTTCTAAGTATTCTGATGAAGAATAATTATGTTATCGACAATATTACTGAGCGTCTTACTTGTAATATCTATAGTAATAAACATACTACTGTATGCAGCGTTAAGAGTTCAACTTAAGAAAATTGGCCTATATGAAAAATGGGTAATTGAATACGAAACTTGGGTTAATGATGTTCGAAGTTCAATTTCTTCTACTTATGATAAGATGAAAAGAGTAGATGAAAAGAACATTTTCTTCAAAGATGATGATGTCGGATTTGTTTTTTCTGAGTTGTTAAAACTACTAAAACAACTTAACGACAGGATTAAAAAATAATGAAAAAACGCATTGTTCGAAAGAAAGTTTCACCATTAAAAAAGACAAAGACCCCAAAACAAGTAAAGAAAAAGAAAGTTATACACCACAAACCGTGGCTTAAGAAGAACACAACCAACGCAAAAACGTTAAGTATTCCTCCGATAGAAACGCCTCCAATAAAGAAGAAAGAAGAAGTCTCTGTTAGGGGACGAAAGAGATCTTCTGAGAGAATGTATTTTACTCAAGAAACTGAAGACGCTATTGAATTGTTTAATAAGACAGAGGGTTTGTCTGAAAGAGAAAAGATATTTCAAGAAAAGATTAAATATCCATTTGAAAAGTTAGTTGAGAATATCTTTAATACCTTCAAATTCTCTTATTTCGAAACAGGACCATTAGATGTCCAAAAAGAAACGGTATCTCATCTAGTTCTGAATATTCATAAGTTTGACAAAAGTAAAGGAAGAGCTTTTGCTTACTTCTCAATTGTGGCTAAACACTACCTCATCTTCTTGAACAACTCAAATTATAAAAGATTTAACCAATCGGTTGAAATTGGAGAAGACAGAGAAGATCGTACATTACAACTTCAAACCGAAGACAAATACTATAAACAATCGGAAATTTCCGAGTTTATGAGATTAATGATAGATTATTGGGAATCCAATGTTGGTAAAATCTTCAATAAACAGAGAGATTTAAACATTGCTAATGCGGTTATTGAGTTGTTTAGAAACTCAGATCGAATTGACGCTTTCAATAAGAAAGCCCTTTACCTCTACATTAGAGAAATTTCTAATTGTAAAACTCAACAAATCACCAAAGTTATAAATAAGATGAAACAATGTCATGTCAACATTTCTAAGTCTTATTTAAACACTGGAACAATCTCAAACCCAACATCTTTTGTCAAAGTTTGATCTGATTTATATAGTCATTTGAATAGAAAACCGCAGTTGATTCTTACTGCGGTTTTCTATTTATTAGGGCATGAGTGTCAATTTTCAACTATATGAAGGTAAATCTTTTAATGATTTGTTAAAAGATATCGTTACCAACGCTGATAATAAGAGGGATCAAATTGATATAACTATATCTGATCTTAGGGATCAGATAAAGACCATCAATGATGCTATAGTTTTGGCTCCTATCATAAAAGAATATCTCGACGTTTCGGTTAAAAATGATGATGCATTAGTCAAATTAGCTGCGGTATGTCAAAGATTGATATCTGCCCAATCTGAATCTACCGGTGGTTCTTTGGGATTGTCGGACGAAGAGAAAGAACAATTGATGAAAGATATCAAGGATATCCAAATTGAAGTAAAGGCTCCAGTGGAAATTAAAAAAATGGAGAAAAAGTAATATGTCTTACTGGAGGAAAACGTCAGGAAAGAATTATAACTCACTGGAGAACTTCTCTCCCAAAGGTGGGCAAGAAGGTAGTACGGGAGAGTTTTATGAATTTGAGCCTGCTGTAGTTTTAGATGTAGTGTTGGATGAAAATCATGAAATCTTCAAAAAGAATGAATTTGTTAAACTCGATTACGACCGAACACAAGCTGATGTAGAAGGAAAAAAACCTTTATCGACTGATATTGATTATTCTTGGATCGGTAAAATCCTAGTTCGACTTATTGAAACCCAAAAGAAAATGGAAAAGGAGAATCTTTTGTGGGCAACTCCTTTGGAATCAAATCTAAGTGAATATCCATTAATTAATGAAACTGTTGCGATTGTAAGATACATGGGGCAGGCGTACTATACTAGAAAACTTAATCGAAACAATATTCCCCATTCCAATGAAAACTTTGGAATAGAACTCTTGATTGGCGGTTTTACTATTAACGGAGTTCAAAAGGGAAATAGGGAATTAAATCAACCATTTACGGAGTTCCAAGGACCAATTTCTAAATCAAGATTTTCTGGAGGTTATGGATTTGAAGGTGTAGTTGGAAGATACTTTTGGATCAACAAAAATATCAGATCAGTAAAACGATTCGAAGGGGATTTGGTATTAGAAAGTAGATTTGGTCAATCTATTCGATTTGGGGCTTATGACAATAACAGAAGTAATGATAAATCTGATGTTAGTCTTAAAGGTTACTATGCTTTAGTAGACAATCCATATACTAAAGTTCATACAGGTGGAGGGAACCCAATGATTGTTATCAGAAACCGCCAAAGACCTATTCTTAAAGAAGGTGAAGTTTACAAAGCCCATGAGAAACTTCCTCCTGTTATAGGAACTAAAGTGGAGAAAAATGCTGGTGGTATTATTGAAGAAGACATCAACAATGATGGTTCTACTATAGCCATTACTTCTGGAGCCACAATAACAAAATGGGTAACTAGTTGTTATAAACAAATGTGGGAACAAAAGAAAGAAGAACAGTCTGCTTTTTCTCCCGACGGATGTTCTCAATTTAAGTATCCTATTTTGAACAGGGATCAGATTGTAATCAATACTGATAGAATTGTCATATCTTCCAGACTCTTTGAAACATTCCATTACTCAAAGAAACGATATGGTATTGTTACCGATTCGGAATATACGGTAGATGCACATGATCAGATTGTGTTAAATACGAATAACAAAACTGTAATTAATTCTCCGGCAATTTATTTAGGTCAATACAATGAAACTAATGAACCGTGTTTGTTGGGACAAACTACTATTAATTGGTTGTATCAGTTGTGTAATTGGCTTCTTGCTCACACACATTGGTATCAACATACTCATCCTGACACAGGAGGTCCAAATCCTGATCAAACACAGATGACTGTTCAACAACAACAGCTTATAACTATGAGAGATAGTTTAGAGAAATTATTGAGTCGAAGGGTGTTTGTTACAGGTGGAGGATTAGCTCCAGGTAAAGATGGTGGACAAATTAAAGATGGTATTATTCCAACTAAGATAAATACTACTTCTGGAACTGGTGTTCCTGGAGGATTTAAAGGGAAAAATTATAGACCTTCATAATAATATACACATATTTATAAACTATGAATGCGAAACAATTCAGACAAGTAATCGAAATTTTGGTCCAAGAGGAAGTTAAGAAAGAAGTATCCAAGCAGCTTCCAAAGTTATTATTTGAAATGCTGGGCCAACAACCCAAAACTGTAGTAAGAGAGCAAAAAAATTCTCAAGGATTGTCCCGTCCTTTACAAAAATTTCAAACAATCAGAAACCGAGAAGATGATCCTATCGAAGAACAGATAACACAACCAAGACAGGTCAAAAAATACGTTAAAGATCCGAGATTAAATGCTGTATTGAATGAAACTACACCAGGATTGCCTTCAACTCCATATGGAAATCAGGGAGTTCAATTGCCAAATTTTGATAAAATTGGAGGGGTATCAGAAGAATTTAAATCGGAAATGCAAGAGACTTTACATGAAGATACTTCTATCCATCAATCAGTTCCGGAAGTTGTGGAAGGGGTTCCAACATCATCAGGACAAGTCGATCTATCCAAAATGTTCAACAAACCATTCAAAGCTATCTTGGAAGCTTCCAAGAGGGGTCATAACGGAGGAATGTCTGGAGTATTACAGAGTTGGTAATTTATGCCTGTAACTAAGATTAAAACAAAAGTTCCGATTGGGTTGTCATTGCCCCTTCGGGATTCTGGTGTTGGATTCTTCGAACAGACATTCGACACATTTACTGCGACGAAGAATAATATTATCAATCTTCTTAGAACTAGACCCGGAGAAAGAAGAATGCAGCCTCTTTTTGGCTGTAGACTGAATAACGTTGTTTTTGAACAAAAAACTGAACTTTTACCAGAAATAATCAAAAATATTGTAAACGAAGACATACGGAATTGGGTTCCAAACGTGACTGTAAATAAAGTAGATGTTAAGTTCTTTACGAATGAAGAAACTAATACCACTGATATTTATAGAATATACGTGGCGGTGAACTTTACAGTTAACGTTGTCAATCAAACCGATAGCGTTGAAATTGTAATAGACACAAACAAGTAACATGAGTACCACTGTTCAAAAATCATTTAGACCGGGAAGTAAGGATGTAAAATATTCTAGTAGAGATTTTGCGAGCCTCAAGCAGGATTTAATCAATTTTTCTAAAACATATTTTCCGAATTCCTACAAAGATTTCTCGGATGCATCTCCTGGAATGATGTTTATTGAAATGGCATCTTATGTCGGTGACGTCCTGTCGTTCTATACAGATCAGGCTTTTAAAGAAGGAATGATTCAAAACTCTACTGAGAGAAAGAACATTATTTCTTTGGCTAGATTTCTTGGGTATAAGGTTAAACCAACTATCGCAGCAACGGCCGATATAGATCTATATCAACTTTGCCCAGCAAAAGAGGACGAAACCGGAAACTTTATTCCTGATTCAGCTTATCTGCTTTCTATTAAACAGAATGCTCAGTTTTCTAATACATCGAACCAATTCTATCTTTTGGAAGATTCCGTTGATTTTTCTGTGGATACAAAATTGTCTCCTAGAGAAGTCACTGTTTATTCCCGAGACAATGCCAATCTACCCAATTTCTTTTTGATTAAGAAAACCGCTACCGTTAAAAGTGGAAAGATTGTAACGAGAGAGTTTCCAATCGGAGATTTGACTTCATTCTTAAATTTGACTCTAGATGAGGACAATGTTTTAAGTATAGTTAATGTGGTCGATTCTGACAATAACAAGTGGTATGAAGTTGATTACTTAGCTCAAGAGTTGGTTTTGACTGAGGTTCCAAACGATATTTCTTTTGAAGGAACACTATCAAATTATCATAACGACGTTCCTTATATTCTAAAGTATCTTAGAACTCCACGCAGATTCATTTCTCAAGTAGACGATCAAAACAAAACAACATTGATTTTTGGTCCTGGAACGGAAGGTTTTTCAGATGAAATAGTCAATTTAAGTTCTCAAACAGTAGGTGTTGGGTTAACGGGACTGGATAAAACCAGGCTTCCGTTTGACCCCAGCAATTTTTTAAAGAATTCAACTTTTGGAATTGCTCCATCACATACAACACTGACGGTAACTTATGTAATTGGTGGAGGAGTTACGTCAAACTGCCCATCTAATGATATTACTCAAGTTTTGTCTGTAGAATATGATAACTCTACGGATGGATTGACTCCTGATGAAAATAATTTGTTGAATACTGTTAAAAATTCTTTGAAGGTAAATAATTCTGAACCAGCGACTGGAGGAAAGGATTCTGAAACGGATGATGAAATTAAGCAAAATGCTATGGCTAATTTCCCGTCCCAGTTTAGAGCTGTAACTAGAGATGATTATTTGGTTAGAGCGTATTCTATGCCTTCCAGATACGGATCATTAGCCAAAGTTCAAGTTATCACCAATAACAGTTTGAATGTCAATATTAACAGACTGCTTACAGGAACAGTAGATTTACAGAACAATGGGACAGTTAGTGAAAATAGTATAAACAATTATTTTAGAAGAATTGTTTATGATTCTTCCAATCCTTTCGCTATCAACATTTACACGTTATCATATGATTCTAACAAAAATTTGATTCCTATTAATGCGGCTTTATCAGCAAATCTTATAAAATATCTAAGTAGATTTAGATTATTAACTGACGGAATTAATATCGTTGATGGGTATGTAATTAACATAGGAGTAAATTTCAGCATCATTGTATTTAAAGGATATAATAAGAAAGACGTTTTGAAGAATTGTATAACCTCTGTTCAAAACTTTTTTGACATTGATTTTTGGAATTTTTCTCAACCAATCAATATTAGTCAATTAGAGTTAGAAATAGCTAAAATCGAGGGAGTTCAATCGGTGGCTAACGTTACTATAAAGAACCTAACAATAAACGATGGAAACTATTCTCCGGTAGAATATGATATTGTTTCTGCTACCAAGAATAAGATTATATATCCATCTTTAGATCCTGCAATTTTTGAGGTAAAATATCCCGATGTTGACATTAAAGGAACATGTCTTTGATTCTAACGATCCTGATATAACAAAAGAAACTTTATAACATATGCATCATTTTATATATCCATCGCAAGATGCTTACATAAGCAACAAAAACAGTGAGAAGGATCTAAACTTCGGTCTGGATGAAATGTTAGCCCTTGGAGTTAGCCACAGTTATTCTAAAGAGTTGACGGATTCTAAAAAGTTTCATTTTGGAAATGAATTTGTTTCTGGAATGCCTTTTGAAGGTTTTTCTGGAAAGTTCACAGGATCGTTTTTTGGAACCGCTGCAGATACGTCAGGAAGCATTGTGGGTGGAATTACTCAATTTACTACTTCATATTTTTATGGAAATGTAAGTGGAAGCGTAAATGGCTATTTAGGAGCAATTCCATTTCAAATGACCAATTATAGTGGAGGTTTGTCTGGATTCAACGGAAACATTAATTCTGTTGAAATTAACGGAATTGTTACTGGATCTATCATCTGCGGTTGTTTTAGTCTTTATACCGGATTCCTTTATTCAGCAAGAGGTAATGTGACGGGATATGTAACAGGAGATGAAGTTAAAAGCGGTTCATATTTCATAACAATTGATAGACCTTTCATCAATAGATCGTTAATTAAATTCAATTTGGATTTTATTTCTCAATCTATCGTTAATGGAGACATTACAAACCCACAATTCTTTTTGAAGGTTAAATCCACCGAAGCAAGAGAACTTCCTACTACTTACAAAATTTATGCTTTTCCAATCGACAAGAGTTGGGATCAAGGAGATGGATATTTTTCAGATGGGGGTTCTAGAAGTGGAGTAAGTTGGAATTATACAGATTTTTATAACGGAGAACCTTGGTATCCTTATACTGACACTGTTCTTACATCATCTGTCAACTACATAGAAGATTATTCTACATCATACGAATCTTTCAAACGTGGTGGTGGAACGTGGTTGAATATTTCATGTTCTCAGACATTTCAATATCAAACATCTGATATTAATATGAATGTCACTCCGATTGTGAACGCTTGGTTAAATCAAAGCGTCCCTAACAACGGATTCATTTTGATGTTTGGTGGAGAAACCTCTTTCTCTGCTTCTAACAGTCACATGTTCTTTTTCAGTAGAGAAACCAACACCATTTACTCTCCACAATTGGACGTTAGATGGGATGATCAAGTTTATGTAACCGGAAGTTATGGAACAGGAAGCGTTACTATTACATATTATGAACAGGGATTTAGTGGAAGTATGTTGAGTCAATCCGAGATAACCGGAATATCTGCTTCAGGAAATTTCAACGGCAGTGCGTACTTCAACATGAGCCCGACAGGAGAAGTATTCGGAGATTCTGTATTTAATGTTATTGGAAATTCAGGAAATATAAAAGGATTAAAAATCGACGGGTTTATCACCGCATCTGCGTCTGAACCAAACGCATCGGGAAGTAGATCGGTTACAGGTTCAATGAAAAGCGGAGATTTTCAGGGAAGCGAAGTGTTTTTTTTCTATAAAAACTCAGCTGTGACCGGATATTTATCGGGATCGTTTATTGGAACTTTGTTGAGTGGACACGGAATTCAGGGAGAACTTCCTAACGCTCACGAATTTACTCTCAGAGCATTTCAAAACTCTCCTGCTTCTGGAAATATATTGGGATTTCAAACATCTTCTTCTTCTCCAGATTTTGCTCAAATTAAAGGAACAGCGATAGACGGTTTACTTCAAGGAGCAAATGTAAATATTTACTTTACTGGAAGCAATTGTTATGTAACTAGTAGTTTTTCAGTCACATCAAGCGTTGAAATAACATCAAGCGTTTTACAACCAGTTAATACCAATAGACCATTTACTGTAATTATTCAAGATTTGAAGAAAGAATACTCTTTCGAAGATATGCCTAGAATTGGAGTATTTGCTAGAGAAAAATTCCCATTGAAAACCTTTGGAAAAGCTCCACAACAGCCTGTTTATGTGACCCCAAGATATTTACCTACTAGTAGTTATTATGCTATCAAAGACAACGAAACTGAAGAAATTGTAATGGACTTTGATAATTATACTAAGATAAGTTGTGATAGAATTGGAAATTACTTTTATCTGAATACAACCGGATTGTCTCAAGAAAAGTATTATAAAATACTTATTAAGGTTGTAGACGGAGAAAAAGTATATACGTTTGATTCCGGAGACTTATTTAAAGTAAGAAGATGACTATGGATTTTTCAAAAGAAATTTCTGATTTTCAAAAAAATGGAACGTATGTTTATCGGTTTGACGAGGGTTGGAATTTAGTATTTAACACTTCTTCGGCAGACTTTAACCAACATTACGTTTCCATTCCTCTTGAGAATTACAAATACGACAATACCAAAATCAAATCGTTCTACGATCTAAGTTTTAAAGAATTTGTTCCTACTACAACAGAAACTACTGTTGAGACGGTAGTTTCTCAAGATGTAGCCAACTTACAAGCCGAGAATGAGGCTTTACAAGGCAAACTCACTGCTTTAACGGTATTAGCGGACGCAAATCAAACACCTTCTCAGATATTGGCAACAAAACAAGTTATAATTGGCTTAAGAATACAACTTAATCAGGGATCGTCGGAAATAGATTTTTCCACAGAATTTCCTTATTTGCCTAATACCAAGAATTCAACATAATTATGTCATTTTTATATCCAATAGTATCTGATGTGACTGCTAGTTTGAATTCAGGTTCATATCTGAATAAAACCGATTACAACCTTTTTGTAAAAGGATCATCGGAAGATTTTTTGTATGGAACTTCTGATGCTGATGTTATCGAATTTTTTGTCTATGATTTAAATCAGAATTTGGTTTATTGGAAACCGATGGGTTCTGTAGGTCATTACAAAGATAACGTTCTGACCTATTACGATTCGAAAAACGATCCTGTTTATTACACTTATAGACAGTTTATTTTCGACAGGCCTTTATATAAGACTCAAAAAGTTTTAATGGAACCTTTAGCTGATTTATCATCTTCAAATGTTTCATCAGGAAATTACGTTTTATCTTACAATCTAACAAGGTATTTGGCTGGAACTCCATTTGATCCTCTTGTTATCAAAGAGATTTCCCCAAGCAAAACTGAATTGAAGTTAATTCCTTCTGATAAAGCTTCAATAAGATACAATGCATTTTGTGTTAACAAAATGCCTTTGGATGATGTTTCTCCACTGTATCTAAAGTTAACAAGTACGTGTCCGTATGGAACATTGTTTAACAGTTCCGTCTCAGAGAATCAAACTCAAATTGATTTAATAAAGAATTTGTTTTTTATTCCAAGCGACGGAAAATTCGTGGAGTTCTTAAGATTCTTATATGAAGATTTCATTAAGTTTTCTAGTATATCTGATAATCAAGCTCAGACATTTACAAGGATTCAAGGAATTCGAACATACTTCAGCAATTTTCTGGTTTCCAACACCAGAAAGGTTTTTAGTTTCGATGATATCAAATCTCAATTTTCTAAGTTTGTTTCAGATAGATTGGATTTGTTGTTTATAAACTTTAAATCTGAACAATATCTTTATGCTAAGAAGTATCTTTATAATTTATTCGTCAACAGTTACTTTCTTCCAATTCATAACCTTTTACAGTCAAAATACGAGGAAAAGTATCATGATCCTTTAAAGAACGTGTTATCTTATGGAATTGGTATTTTCATTCCTATTTTAACTACATCTTTCATTGATGAGAGACAATCTGATTCTGATCCATTGACGTTGCTTGTTAAATTACAGTCTCCTATTGGAGACGACCTTTCTATAAAGTCTAATGTTTGGGTTTCAAACGCTGGAATGGTTCCAGTGTTGTTTAATTCTATAGTTAAAGAAAATGGATCAGGAAAAACGATAAAAATTTCTCCTCCGGATTTTACTATCATCCCACAAAACGTTTCATTTACTAATTCAAACATTTCTTATAACAATACCAATTTACAAAACGACTCTTTGGATGAGAATTTGGTAAATGTTAGTAAAAAATTGAATGAACTCAATGTAGATTATTCGTCTTTAAACAACTTTGTTGTTTTTTCGTCTGCTGGATTAAGACACAAAATCTTTAAAAACAAGATGATTTCTTTATCTAGTTTGAGTTCTTCGATGTCCACATTAGAGACAAATTACAGCAATTCTGGCTATTCTTATCCATATTACACATCAGAAAAGGAATCTATAACCAAACAAGAATCGGATGTAATAAACTCTTTTGATGGTTGGGAATCTTATTTGTATAAAACTGGTTATTACATCTATAATTCATCAGAAGCAATATTTAACAGTCAATCTTTCGTCGATGACATGGATGGTGAAACGGAAAGATATGATAAGTTTAATCGAGACAGTTTAGTAAATAACACTCCTGAACATATTGTTTTGGATCGTGGAAACGACGATTATTTGATTTTCTTGTCGATGATTGGTCATTATTTTGATAACTTATACCTTTATATTCGAGCGTTGCCTACTGAACGTGTGGCTGAAAACACCAACAATCTTTCTAAAAATGTTCTTCAACAGATGTTACAATCATTTGGTTGGAATTTAAACACGTCTTTGGAAACTTTCAACATCTCTGATAATTACTTGGATTCTAGTTTGGACGGTTCCAACGAATTATCTGCCGAGGAAAGAAACCGTCAGATTTGGAGCAGAATACTAAACACTCTTCCAATCATTTATAAAACTAAAGGAACCGAAGAGTGTATCAGAACGGTTTTATCTTGCTTTGGAGTTCCTTCTACGATGATATCTGTGAAGGAATATGGTGGAATGGATTATTCCAAATCTGGAAAAACATCTTATTCTATAGAAGAAAAATTATTCATGTTAACTTTTAAGGGTTATCAGGAATATATTCGAATGGATTTTTATCCAACTATCAGAACAGTAGAGTTCAAAGTTTCTCTTGATCCAACTCACCAATATGCTTTTAATCAACGAATACCTCTAGTTATTAAACAGAACGTCAATTCTGCTATAGATTGGATTGTTGGAGTTTATAAAGAAAAAGAACAGAATCTAGGAAGAGTTTATTTTCGAATCACTACCGGAAGCATGGCAGAAATCGTATCAGATCCTCTTCCTATTTTCACCGGAGATATATTTAATGTAATGATTAGGAAAAACGATCCTGATCCGTTATTTGAGTATAATATCAATGTCGATTTGGTTCCTGCCAAATACGATTTACGAGTTCAGAGAAAAGAAGACGGAAGAGAAATTTTCAGTTCATATAGTTCAACTATTTTAACTCAATCGTTTAATTACGCATTCGAAAACGTTGGACAATTATACTTTGGAAATTATCAAACTGCGTCTGGTTTTGTGGGTACATTAGATAAAATTTTGGTTTGGGAAACTCCGATCACCGATTTCACTTTTGATGACCATTGTAATGATATCAGTTCATACAGTTATACAGGATCAGCGGTAGCTCATGAAGTTCTTTATTTCAGAATGAACTTTGATTATCCTGTGGATCTTTCTTCGATTAATCCCTCGTTCATACCAAACTCAAACACATTTTATTCCTCGGGAGGTTCTGCTTTAGCTTTCAACTTTGGAATACAGTCATATTCTGGTTCAGTAGAAGATTGTCTTACTGTATCACACTCAGCTTTTCCATATCAATTCACAGAAGTTCCATATAACCAAACTCTTACTATTTCTAGTTACGGTCCCAACAAATTTAAGAACAACAAAATTCAAGAAATAGAACTTCCACTTGCTGTCAGACTCGATCCAAACGAAAGATCTTCTTATTCTCCTAACACGTTTTTAACTCCTGATTCAAATCAAATTGGGTTATTTGCTGATCCAAACGATTACAAAAACAAAGACATTTTCAGATATTTTGGAGATTATAACTTAATGGCTACTGTTGGTTCTCCATCTCAAATGTTTGATGATAGATATTATCCTCTGAAAAATGTAAGAGAGGTTTACAACAATAGTGGAGATAAAAAAGTTCTGTTTAATGAAATGTTTACGTTATACAGATTCTACTTCGACAAATCCATTTTTGAAACAATCAAACAATTGATCCCTGCTAGAAACAACGTTTTGAGTGGTATATTGATCGAACCAACTGTTCTTGAAAGACCAAAATATCAATACAAGAGGATTGGTTCTGAAACAGTATTATCTGTTACTTCATCTGCTGTTCCATCAACCATAACAAATTCAATAAATCACAGGGTCCAAACACTATCGTTTGGATCAGATGCAATTAAAGTTGAAAAAATCAGTGGGGATTTTGTGTCAGCAGACTTTAAGTTGAATAGAGAAATGTTCTCCAGTCAATTATATGAACACGTCCCTTTCTTTATTTCTGAAGGACCGTATTCAGATGATGATCCGATTTATCTAGAGTTTCAGTCTCTTAAAAATAGGTTAGTATACGTTCCGAGTGGTTGGATTAAAAAGAATCCTCTTGATGGAGAACTTTACAACGTAGAAACTCACGCCAATTGGATTGTTCCAGGTTCAGATTTCGGTCCTGTTGGTTCTGTAGGACAAGTAGGTTCTGGAGGATCACTCGTAGATGTAACTTTTAACGGTTTCTTTAAGTTCGAAGGAACGATGCCTGGATTTTATCCGACCGGAAGTGGATATTATTATTTAAAGAATTGTTATTTTTATTTGAATGTAAATCAGAAGATGTCAGAGGTTTTGGACGTTTCTTCTAGAAATCTTAAATCCGGAATCGATTTATCTACCACAAGACTTCCAACGTTTAACTACCATACAATATTTCGAGATGGAATCATTCGTGATATTGACAATCCGGAAGAACTGGGAGTTTTTTGTGACGACAACGGTAAAATTGTAGAAGCTACTTTTACAGGAAGTTCGCCGAGATACATGGTTAAGAAATGGGACAGAGATCATATATTTATCCCATATGGAAACTATAAAAAACCACAGTCGGTTAATTCTCAATCTCTTTTCTTTTATTCTACTCAAATTTGGGAAAATCCAGATAATATTGGGGTAGTTAATACTTCAGAAAATACGTATTATGAAAGCTTTTCTGGATATTCAAGAAACCATTTGACTAACAAAAGATTAGACATGTCTTGCATGTCTTTTGGACAATTGATTACATTTGTTGATGAATTTGATAGATATGTAAAAGGAAAACAGACTGTTAATACAACCGTAAACGAAAATGGATTAACAGATGGAAGTCTGCCTGTCCAATCAATCAACGTTTCCAATATTAACATTATTAGAACGGAGAACGTGTTGAAATAAAACTGTAAATTTCCGATGTATTTTGATACTTATAAATAAGATAACCTATAGAGAGTAAGTTTATGGCATATATTGACAACCAAACCATTACGGTAGACGCAATTTTGACCAAAAAAGGTCGTGAGTTATTAGCTCAAAACGGCAATTTAAACATCACGTCTTTTGCTCTAGCCGATGACGAGATTGATTATAGCCTTTATAACGCTTCTCACCCTAATGGAAGTGCATTCTTTGATATTGCGTTAAGAAACATTCCTATTTTTGAACCACTAGCCGATGAAACTCAAACAATGAAGTATAAATTGGTAACTCTAAATCAGGGTGTTACAGCTATTCCTGTCATCACCATCTCCCAAGACAAGATTCTAGTTCCGAGGGATTTTACAGGAGAAATCATCGTCTCTCCGTCAACCAATCCTTCTTACAATCTTTCTTTCGGATATACCGCAATTTTAGGAAACAAGAATGTTGGTGTTTTGATTGTTGAAGAAACAAACGCAATCAACTCAGTATCTAATACCGTTCCAACATTTGCTGGTGATATTATGACTACATCTGCCCAAGTTGTAGTTGGAAACAAGTTTAGATTTGTTCCAAACAGTTCGTTAAGCAAAACTACTACAACCAATTTAACGATTGTCGGAAATGAAAGCGGAGGAAGCATAAGTATTGAAGTAACTGTTACAGTACCTAATTCTTAAATGAAAAACGGAAAGATGTGGAATCGATTTTTAAAACAAAGTAAAAAATGTGTGAGTTGATAACTGACAATATGTTTAAATCCAGAAAAACCGACAAATTAATCAATTTTGATATAAAATTGCTTAAAAATGGTGTTATTTTAGAAGAAATTGAGAGGAAGTTAATTGTATGATTTTCAAAAAATTTGAGAACACAGATGTTGTAGAAGGAAGAACTACAAAGGTTGCCAGCGGTTTCTGGCCTGACGGCAATACTCAGTGGAGTGCAAGTTGGTTTGAAAACAGCTTCTGGGATCTTTCTAACACACAAACTCCATCTACTGCTTATGGTTCTTCCCCATACGATGTGAGAAAAACTTTGTATTATACAGATGTTTATCCTGATTTGAATTCAAAGAACACCTTCAAAGATCCATATTTTTCTATTGCTTATGGTCATGTTCAGGGCAGTGGATCTTTTGATTACGAAACAGGAAGTATTAAAGTGTCTCCAACCAAGGCAATTTATAATCAATATAAAAACCTTTTGTTAGGAAATACAGATCTCGACGGAAGATTCACGTTCATGACAGGATCTACTCAAGTAGATGCTGACGACATTTATGTAATCAACTTTTCGACTTATAAAACAAAAGACAGAATTGATGAAGGTGTATTTGAACTTTCTCTGGCTTCTCCTGATCCATTGAACCCAATTGGACAAGTCATTACATTGATTGACGATTCTCCTTGGGTTGGAAACGTTCAATCTGTGTATCAATTGGTAATTGGGTCTTTAAATACCATTACTTCTCAAAAACCTGCTTATCAGGGAATTGGATTACTTTATCCAAACGATGGGATTGTCATTTTAAATGCTTCTAAGTTAAATGAACTTCTTGGATACGAACGTGGATTTACGAGTCAGGTAAATACAGGAGAAGGAAACCGTTGTTTAGCCATAACTGCTAGCAACGGTTCTATGTATTTTGAACCACCATCTTCAAGTTATTTCACAGGTTCTAAGAGTGATGGAATGCCAGCCATCAATGGATATTTCCCACTTAATAGTAATCAGGGAGCAAGATGGAATAGTTATTTGAATGCTAATATTGGAAATCAAAATAACACTCAAGCGTTTTGGTGGTCTATCAGACACTCTCGAAAGACTATGACGGTTAGAAAAACCGAATATGTTCCATCGAGACAATATTTTGTAAGAGTCAAAAATCGTGACTTTAATTATTCTAATAACCCAACTTATGTTTATGATGGAAGAGAGTCTACGCTTTCTGGAATCGTCCCACCAGCTGGAACTATTAGAAACCTAGATTTTTATACAGATCCCAAAACCTACGTCACAACAGTTGGTTTGTATAATGAAAACAACGAGTTGGTCGCTGTAGCTAAATTAAGCAGACCAGCAGTAAAAAGCTTCGACAGCGAATTATTGATAAAAATTAGACTTGATTTTTGATAAAGAATTGATAATTTAGGTGTGTTTTGACTATGTTGCTAAAGGAGAAAAAACGGAATGTTCGGTAAAACTCACACACCGGACGCTATTAGAAAAATCTTCTCTCACCGACCAATGAACAAGTTGGAACAAAAAGTTGCTGATGGGTTAACACGAAATAATATAGATTACATTTTTCAATTTTTCATTAATAAAGGTAGTATTTGTAAGTCATATGATTTCAAAATAAAAGATAAACCAATCATTATAGAAGTAGATGGGGATTTTTGGCATGGCAATCCAAATGTCAAGAATCATTTTGATAAGGTTGATGAAGTGAAAGAAAACGATTTGTTAAAAGAAGAGATGACAAAGAATCGTGGATATTCCATTGTAAGATTATGGGAGAGTGATATCAACAAAGACATTTCTGTTGTAATGAAATCGGTGGGATAACTCTATTTATTGATGAATGATTAAGTTAAAATCACTTATAGAGATTGCTCCAGGGTATGAATTTGTTGGGTTTCATAAACAGAAACGTCAACGACCATCTCCGTATGATGATATGTTTTATGCAGGAAATAATTATGGAAAATCATATTTTAGAGAGATTTTAGATTCGTTGTTTACAAAAGACCGGGACGAGGCAATGAAAAATGGATGGTTGGATTATGAATGGGATGAATACGACGAAAATTATGATAAAATGGAAAAAGAAGTTGCTTCGTGGTTAAATGAAAAAGGATATAGATGGATATTTGTTACCGAAAATAGGCCGATTGGAGTTTCTGGATATGGAGAAAACACATACAAAATATATTTTAAGAAAAATGATATTCTTCACATTTTTGATGATCCAATGGGAGCAGATGATGTAGCATATGCTTATGTATATCATATTAGTCATCCTCCAATAGAAGAGGAGTATTATGATTAAAAACTTCCGTAGAAGCGATATACAAGATACCCCTTTTGTTGCTACAAGAAATTGGGTTCTTGGTTCGTTTCATACCGAAGATAATCTGATCCTTGAACAATCCGCTTCAATAGGTATAGAAATTCCTCTTGCGTTGGAATTTATTGATTATGGAAATGGAGATAATAATCCTGTAGTCAATTCAGATTGTAATCTTTCTTTACAAAAACAACCAAATGATCAAGCGTCATATGAAGAGGGGTTGAAAATAGGAGGAACCTTTTATCCTGGAATTGATCCTGTAAACCCTAGCGGAACTTTCAAAAGATTAGTATATTCTCAAATCAGAAATGCTTTCTATAACACTTATCAAAATCCAACAAAAATGTTTGGGTTGGAAAACATCGATTTTCAATTATCAGGTATCAAAAAGTTTTTGGCGGATAGGTTTAGAGTATTTACAATTGATAGAGAATTGTTTGGAGAAAAGATGTTGGAAAACAGTGTTATATTAATTGATAATTCTCTAGATGATAACTTTGTAATTACAGACGACGGCCAAGGAAACATTATTGCTAAAGAAAACCTCTTTTCAAGAGTTCAAGAAGTTAGACCGTTTCCAAAAGGATTTGTTGACGGAAATAACGGATATGATTGTCCTGGTATAATAGTGACCACTACTACTACCACTACATCAACGACTAGCACAACTACTCCTACAACAACTACCACGTTAACCACTACTAAGGCCGGAACAACCTCAACAACAACTACTCCTACAACAACTACTACAAGCACGACGCCGACCACAACGACGACCACAACGACGACGCCGACTACGACTACAACTACTACAAGCACTAGCACGACGACGACAACTACTACGTCAACACAGCCGCCAGCAACTACTCCTACTACTACGTCAACAAGTACATCTACAGCGACAACCACTACGACTACAACTACCACGTCAACGACTACTTCTCCACCGTCGTTATGTACTTCTGATTTTGATTGTTATATTTATGGAGACTCCGTAGGAAATCCAATTTATATAGATACCGTTCATTGGAAACCTTACAGTTGTACTTGCGGATGTAGATGTGAAGTAGGTCGTTGTGATAAATTATCTACTTGTAGATCTATATTTGGACAGGGAATAGAACACGCTGCGTGGGAAGAAACTTACGACGAGTTTGGGAATTTAATTGGACAACGAGATGGTTACGGAAGAATAACTTTAGTCAGAGTTCAATCAAAAGATGGCGACGGTGTTTGTACCGACGATTGTTCTTGTGGAACAGAAGGATGTCCTGATGAACCAACTTCAGGAAATTCAACATGTTGTTCTACAACTGCTGCATCGAATAATCCTAGCAGTTTTACAGCTTGTTGGCAACCTGTTCTAGATGCTTTACAAAATTTAGGTTGTATGCATTATGACGTTCTTGGAGAAGTTGATGCCACGTGTTCCAATCCGAGTTGTGGAGATCCTCCGGTAGAATTGGGAACTATATGTTGTGATAAACAAAAAATAGTAAGTATTTCTTGGGTTAATCCACCTTCTCCATAATATAGTATTGAATAAAGGTTATGTTTTATTCAATTGTTACGTTAACATATAAGCGTCCAGAATTGCTCGAAGAATCGGTTTATAGTGTTCTTCAACAAACATATACAAACTGGGAGTTGATTATTATAAACGATTGTGTTTCCCAAACCATTCTGTTCGACCATCCTCAAGTTAGAATTTTTAATTTAAAAGATAGGTTTAAAACAATAGCTGATAAAAGAAACTTTGGACTACTCAATTGTTTTGGAGATTGGATTTTACAATTGGATGATGATGATTTTTTGTTACCATCTTACTTAGAAGATTTCAAAAGTATAATAGGGCCAGCAGAATGGATATCTTGTCAGAAACCCATTATTTATTCGGATGATATTTCTAAAATATATTTGTCTCCAGTTCCTCAATCCAATTGTTTTTTTGTTAGTAAGAAAATAGCCCAACAATTTAAATTTGAATCCAAAAACATCAATGAGTTAAATCCGTTTTATGAAACAACTGAGAAGAACTTTAATGGATTCAAACGTTATAGATCTTTGCCACCGAATCAATGTGGACATGTTTGGAGACATGGTATAGATAAAAGACGAAAATACTCTTTGACACAACTGATTGAAAAAAAGATTTCTCAGAATTTGTGGAATGAAGAATTGGGAGGAATCGATGATGAATCTGGAAATATAATTCTTAAACCAAAGTGGACTTTAGATTACGTTTCGATTATTAAAAATAACATAAAACAAGTTGACCCCAAATATGTTTACAACAAAGTAAAAGGTGGTCAGGAGTTGTGGCAGATTGCTCAGGATGCTATAAAAGAATACAATTCTAAAGGAACCATTCAAGAAGTCGATAGTGGTTCTATGGAAAAAAGAACAGTAATAGATTCTTGGACAAAGGTTAAACCAACTTGGGAAAATGCGGTTAAATTTCTCAAAGCTGCTAAAAGTAGAGGATTTGTTTCAACTGCTCTCGACGTTATGGGATTAGACGTTAATTCAGGAGAAAGAGTTCCAGAAGACATTTATCAACAAAGAAAATTGTCATGTTTTGGAGATCCATCTAAACTAATTTCTCCTTGTTCTCGGCTACAAAAAACTGTAAACGGAATGTTTTGTAGTAGTTGTGGGTGTGGAGCAAAAGAAGTTGCTAGATTAGATACTGACATAGACGGTGGTTATACCAAACTTCATTATCCTCAGTTGGAATGTCCTCTAAAACGTCCTGGGTTTTCAAATGAAGAAAAAACTACATATTTGACTTCTTGGAATAAAATACCGTTTAGTATTATCATACCTGTATTGAATGATAACGAAGAACTTAATTTAACGGTGGAATCGATTCGTAAAACTTCTCCCGATAACGTTGAAATAATTGTGATAGATGATTCTTCTGATGTTCCGGCTACCGTTAAGGATTCTAGAGTTAAGTTGTTTAGGTTTAATGAAAGACGTGGAGCTGGACAAGCAAGACATTTTGGAGCATTGGCGTATCTGTTGGAGCATTAAATGCTTCTTCTAAAAATTTATTGTTTATTGATTCTCACATGAGATTTGATCCCAAATGGTTTAACAACGCTATAGCAAGAGTTGATTCGACTCCAACGACTTTGTGGTGCGGAGCATGTTTAGGGTTAGATGCAAAAAATATGGATATCAATAATCCTTATGGAGTTTATACTGGAGCTGATTTAGTTTTTTATAAAGAAAAAGACAATGTTGTATTTGATGGAGTTTGGAAACCGGAAATAATGGACAAGGATGACTATGAAGTTGGTTGTGTAATGGGAGCGTGTTATTTCATAAACAAAGATTGGTATTTTCACATCAAAGGATTGGAAAAAACTAAGATGTGGGGGAGTGAGGAACCTGTTCTTTCGACAAAAACGTGGTTAGCTGGAGGAAATGTTAAGATTATGAAATCCGTTAGATTAGGTCATAAATTCAGAGATGCTGCTCCGTACAAAACCACGATTTGTCATATTCATTATAACAAACTGGCTTATATGTATATGATTTTTCCGGACTATTTGTATAAAAAAATGTTAGAAAAATTTCCAAAGGACATTAACTTCGATTCCGCTTTAAAGTTGGTAGAAGAGAATAAAGCTGAATTGGATAAAGAGAGAGAATATTACCAAAGTATATTCAAACACGATATATTTTGGTTATGCGACAAACTTAAAATAGAACTGCCATGAAAACTCGTCATCTCCCAACCGAATACATCAATACAAGAAAACCCTACATTTTGTTTAAGAACGACTGTGGAGTAAGTGATATAGCGAGATGGGGCGGCATATACGAACCGTATATATTTGAGTATATCATAAAGAACTTTAACGTTTCTGGAAAAACTATAATAGACATTGGAGCTAACTTTGGTTTTCATAGTTTGGAGTTTTCTGAGATGGTCGGAGATCAAGGGAAAGTATATTCTTTTGAACCACAAAGGTTAGTGTATTACCAATTGTGCGGAAACGTCATTCTGAACGGACTTGACAATGTATATTGTTATAATGTTGGTTTGGGAGACAAAGAAGGAGTTTTGGAGTTGGAAAACCAAAACTATTACTCAACCGAAAAGATCAATATCGGAGACACTCATACCGATAGATTTACTCATATTGGAAAAGAGAAAGTAGAAATGAAAATGTTGGATTTCTATAATTTATCCGATGTGGTTGCCATAAAATTGGACGTTCAGGGTTACGAATTGTATGTTATAAATGGAATGGTGGAGACTATTTCAAAAAACCGACCATACATATTTTTAGAGATTGATCTTGCTCAATTGCAAATTTATGGATTAAATCAAAACAGTGTAATGTCAAGATTGAGTGAGTTGGGATATGTGATTGAAAAATTGAGTGATGCTCAACACATTGTTGATTACGTAGCTATACCTTTATGAATTTACCATCTGTAACTTGTTTACAACTATCATATGGACGACCACAGTTGTCTGTGGAAGCAGTAGAGTGTTTTCTTAGACAAACATATTATAATAAACGTTTAATAATTATAAATACTCATCCTACACCTATTCGATTTGTGTCCAACTATGACAACATAACAGTTCACAATATCAAACCTTTAAATCGACTATCAGATGTTTATAGATACGGAATGGATTTGGTCGAAACAGATTACTTTTGTGTATGGGATGACGATGACCTTTTCCTTCCCTGGCATATAGAAGATCGAATTAAGTTTATCTTAGAACATCCAGAATTCGATGCTGTAGGGCATAATTGGTGTGTTTTTTCAATAGAGAATAAAATGACGGAGTTAGCTAAAAACATCTTTGTTGCTCAATATTTGTATAAAAATAACGGTATTCGTCCTGACTCCGGAATTGCTTGTTGGGATTTAAATTGGGATAAAAAACCGTGGAACAGAGGGTTCTTGAATTTTCCCACTAAACCATCTTATGTTTATAGATGGGGAACGGGAGAGAACCATATATCAGGTTATGCCGGAGAAGAAGGACAACATCAAATTTATTTAAAAAATATAGAAGAAAAACACAAAATCAAACTTGATTTTCCGTGGGAACCTATATGGTTAAGAAACTACGTAGAAGATTTGGATAACCTTCTTAAAACAGACAAAAATAGTCCTTTAAGCTGATACTTATTATAGTAATCTATGTTTGTCCATGTAGAAAATGAAAACTATGGAGGGGAAGTCGTCACTCACCAAGATTGGGTGGTGGTCGGCAATCCGCCTTCTTTCAAATATGACATAGCGTCTCCTACCTCTTGGAAAACCGGATCTGTGGATATATTCAAGTATAATCCAAACACAGACCAACACGATTTGATTTTGACTCTTTATAGACCACTAGGGTTTGATAATCAAACTCTATTGGCTACAGATAATCCAAACGGTGTGTTAGTTCACACGGACGTTTGGAGATATTTTTGGATTCCTGTTTATACTTCGGGAGGAATTTTTAGATGGATGAATTTTGGTATCGGAGATATACCAATTCAAATCGACGCTGGTACTTATTTCAACACTCTTGAAGATGATTATGGACATGCTTTAGATTTGTATAATAACGTTTTAGTAGTTGGATCGAGATACTTCAATCAACAAGCTACAATCGAAAATGTAATAACCTATGTCACCGGATCTTCTGTTGATATCTACGATTTAACTCAATTGAAATCTGACTTCTTTGATGGTTACGTTTCTACAAGTTCTAATTTTTTAGTTACTGTTGTTCCTCCACCAAATACAGAACCAGTTTCAGGAAGCTTTGGATATGTTGTAGGGGTAAACGACGAATGGTTAGCGGTCGGCTCTCCGTTATTTAACGGAAGTGGAAGCGTTCATATGTATAGAAGAACTTTTCCTTCTGATACAAACAACATTGGTTTTACATTTTATCAAACTATTACAGGAAGTTCAGTTAAGCCTGGAGATCAATTTGGATTCTCATTGGATATTAACAAACAAACTGGATCATATAGTGGAAGTTTAGTAGTGGGGTGTGGAAGAAGAACTGTTACGTCAAGTTTTGCCTATTTCTTTGAGTTTGATGGATCTAACTGGAAAGAAAGAAACACTTTTGTTTCTGATAGAAATATTCGATATCTTCCATTTTATGATGTAAATCCAATTTTAACTTCTTCGTTCTATAAGGCCGATGGTTATGGAAATGCTGTAGCTCTTTGGGAAGATGATTTGGCTGTAGGAGCTCCGACCGATAGAGTATTTGTAGAATACACAGGATCTCAAATATACCGCCAGGGAGCAGCATATCTTAACCATAGATGCCCAGATCATAGCAGAGGTTGGAGTTTGGTGAAGAAAACTTATGGGAATGAGAAAACTATTAAGAACAATAAACTAGGATTTAGTTTAAGTCTTTGGGATCAATATTTCGCTTTGGGAGTTCCACGGTTTAACATTCAAGATGTCGGGACGTGTTACTATCAAGGAACTGTTTGGCAAGATATTTATTGTTCAGATAACCTTGAACACCTTCTTCAAGGTCAGTGGATTTTGTTTCAAAAAGATACTGGATCTTCCGATGTTGATTGGAATATTGTAAACGTTTATCAGAAGAAAAAGAAATTCATGGGCCCGTATAGAGCTTTCGGATATGACATCGACATAGCAGATAGGAGTGTAGTGGTTGGTTCTCCATCTCTTATTTCCGGATCGAACAGAGATATCAATATCTTTGCTACAGCAAGTGTTCAGGGAGAGAACACTTTTGAGTTGGATGATTTAGCAGGAAAAGCTTATATTTACAACCTCAAGAATTTGAGAGAAAACTTCCACGTTGGAAACGTATTCTATAGAAACGGAAAGATAGTTCTTAATACTTCTGGATCATACTTTGACGGTTTGTGGTTTAATCCTCTCGCTACATACAACTACGAATATGAAGTTCATTTTGACAGTAAACAAACTTTGTATGAAAAACAAATCGCTTGTGTTGTAGAACCTGGAGAGTTTAACACTTCGACCAACCCGACAGCCATTACCAAACCAAAAGCGGATTTTGATATCAATGGAAATGGATACTTTGATTGGCAAGATTTGGATGTAATTCTTCGTTACATGCAGAGTATAAACACCAGATTTGATAGATATCCAACTTCGGATTGGAGTTCATCTCTTCTCAAAACCGACGATGAGATTTCGTTTTATAATTGGAATGTGGAGAATGTGTCTTATTATAATACCGATTCAGATTTCATTTCTCAGTCGTTCTTTAACATATTGAACGACGTTGGTATTTCTCAATTTGATTTTAATCAAGATTCAAAGATCGACACAAACGATTTAAACATCTTTTGGAAGTATTGTTCCAACCGATTAAATCAAATCAATTACGCAACTTATATTACTCCAAACTCCAAGAGAAGATTATTTAGTGATATTGTTGACCATTTGAATGAGAAAACTCAGAAGAAAGCTTCTTATACAATTCTTCCGGAGTTTTCGTCGTTCTCTTCGAACACCACGGCAGATAAGACCGGATCTTACTTGTCTCCATATGTCACGACTATTGGTTTATACAATGGTCTGGATTTGGTTGCTGTGGCTAAATTGGGTTCGCCAATCAAATTGACTGGAGAATATCCAGTGAATTTTGTGGTGAAATTGGATTTCTAACCATATTTATTATACAGATAAGGAAAATATATGCCAGCACAAACACCAACTGAAAGACCTTCACTCCAAGTAACTTTGGAAGAGAGATACGCCACACAACGAGCTGGTGGAGCTTTTGACGCTAAGGAAGTAAAACAACAACCAATCGACTTTGGTCTACAAAACACCCAGTTTGAAAATCCAGCAGGGTTAGCTCCGGCAACATTCAGTGATAAGGCTCTCGATTACGCTAAATCAATCGGAGTCTCCACAAAGAAATACAAACCATAACAATCTCTTGGATCATTCGATTCGACCCGCTACTGTTTTCGGTAGCGGGTTTTTTGTTATAAAAATTTGGTTGTGTTCATATTTACTTCAAAAAATTCAAAACGCCACTTCAACCAGTAAAAAAATCAATCCCCATTCACTTTTTTCGTTATAAAAATTTTCTATATCGAAAAAGTGATTTTCTTCTTTCACTTGCCAAATTAAAGAAAAAAGATTTTTCGAAAAAGTTAATCTTTTGCTTATTTATTCTTGTAGCAGAAATGCTATAAAACCGAAAAGGAGTTACATATGTCAGAAGATTTAGGAGTATCAAGGTTAGATGAAGTTAAGGTTTCAAGAAAAGATGTTCTCGAAATCGTAAAACAAAACAAACAGAAACACGATAAGATTTTAGCAGATGCTATCGAAGGTTACTGGTTGGAAGCAGATAAACAGTTGAAAAAGTTGAAGGTTGACCGACTGAAAGAGTTGAAGAAAAACTATCAGAAACAGGTCAAAGATTTTAAGAAACAAGTCAATAAAGAGTTAGACTTGGTTGCTAAGAGAAAGAAAGATGGTCCGTTCCAATATATGAGGAACGCTTATCCTGAGGATCATGCAAACGATTACCTCAGTGTGATTCGTAAGTTGGAATTGTGTGTTGAGGATAAAATCGAATTGGATTCGTCTGAATTTGAACAGTATATCCGAAACCAATGGACGTGGAGAAACTCGTTCATTACAACCAACAGTTTTTACTCGGCAATTTCTGGAGCATGTTATTCCGGAACAGGGTCTTGGTGTGGAGATTATGCTGTTTCAGCGTCATACTCATTAGGAAATGTGGGTGTAGGGACAAGTGCTCCAACTTATTCGTTGAATACGAATGTAGATTTCTAAGTAATGGTTACAAAAATTGGTTATACGGAGGGGTCACTATTGAGCGTAGTGACCCTTTTCCTTTCTATATATAGATTCCAAAAGTTCGGTACCCAAATATTTATATCTGGATAACATACGTATGGCAGACACCGGACATTGGAATTTACCTGTCGATATAACTGAAATCCCCGAGGGGTCTTTGGGATTCATTTACATGATAACCAACAGAACTAACGGCAAAAAATACATCGGTAAGAAGTTGTTAGTCAACAAGACCTGTAAGAAGCCATTAAAAGGCAACAAGAACAAAAGGAGAGGAACCAAAGAATCCGATTGGAAAGAATACACCGGTTCCTCACCCAAACTCAACGAAGATATTCTAACCATTGGTAAAGAAAACTTCCAGTTCAATATTTTAACTTTCCATCCGTCCAAACTCACGTTAGCATACTACGAGACAAAAACCATTATAGATCACGACGCTATTTTTAGAGATGATTATTATAATGAAGTTCTCAATTGTCGGTTTCGAAAGAAGAAATAATTGACGCTGTATTTGTTATAACGTATTCTGTTTGTGTGAATCTGGTAGATAAAAACAAGTTAACTACATTGTTAAATAAAGTCTTGAATCAGGTTGGAAGAGCAACCGACGATGAAGTTATTTACGTTTGTCCATTTCATGTTGCCAGAAACAATGTAGATCGAAAAAAATTCGGAGTAGACCTAAACACAGGATACTATAACTGTTTTGCTTGTAAAGAATCTGGAAAGAGTTTCAGAACGTTGTTTAAGAAACTCAAGGTTAAACCTGCTTACTACAAAGAACTATATTCCATCATAGGGGATAAGTTCAGACCGAACTATGGTAAAGAGACTCAGAAAGAGACGGGATTACGTTTACCAGATGAATTTAAAAGTATGGCAGTTCCAAGTAGATCGTTGGAATATAGACATGCTTTACAATATCTCAAAAAGAGGGGTGTGACTCGGGATGATATTCTGAGATATAACATCGGTTACTGTGAAGAAGGTCATTATAGAAATCGAATCGTAGTTCCATCTTATGACAAAGATGCGAATCTGAATTTCTTCTCGGCTAGAGATTTTCTTGGATCAGCTTATTTGAAGTATTTGACTCCAAATTGGTCAAAAGACGTGATAGGTTTTGAACTGTTTGTTAATTGGGAAGAACCTGTGACTCTGGTGGAATCTGTTTTTAATGCGATCACAATTCGAAAAAACACCATACCACTTTTTGGAAAGATCATGTCTCCGTCTTTGAAAGTTGCTTTGATTGAAAACGGAGTTTCGAGAGTAAATGTTTGTTTGGATAAGGACGCCGACGAAGACACCGTAGAGATGGTAGACGACATCAATAAATTTACTAACGAAGCTGAAATCGAAGTACATATTGTAGAGTTACCACTGAAAGACCCAAACGAAATTGGTTTCGAAAAAATGATCGAACTTATCAATTCTGCTCCAGAGGCAGATTTCGAGTATTTGTTTAAGAAGAAAATTAGTTTATGTTGAATCAATTAACCTGTCCGATTAAAAATTTCACTCACATTATTCATGTTGCGGACGTTCATGTTCGTCTCACTCAAAGACATACAGAGTATGAAGAAATCTTTCAGAAATTTTACTCTAAAGTAAAGAATACTCCATCCAACAGTTTAATTGCTCTCTGTGGGGATTTGTATCACAATAAGTCAGATCTAAGTCCTGAATGCGTCGATTCCGTTAAGGATTTTCTATTTTACTGTTCTGAACTTCGTCCAACAGTTCTTATCGCTGGTAATCACGATGCGACGTTAACCAACAAAAACCGAATGGATAGTTTGACTCCGATTGTTAGGGCGTTGAAACATCCTAACTTATTCTATTTGAGAGATACCGGATTGTATGGTATCGGTGACATTTTGTTTAATAACATGAGTGTGTTTTCTGATCCTTCGGAATACATTACTTACGACAAGATTCCGAAGATTTACAAAAACCAATTTGTTCACCATATTGCTTTGTATCACGGTCCTGTTAACGGAGTATTGACCGACCTTGGGTTTTACATGGTCAACAAAGCAATGCCTGTTGAAATTTTTGATGGGCATCATATCGTTCTTCTTGGGGATATCCATAAGAAACAAGACCTTCAACACTTTGATGATGCCAACGGTAAACCAGCCGTTCATTATCCCGGTTCCATGATTCAACAGAATCATTCTGAAACGATTGACGATCATGGATTTTCTTTGTGGGATTTAACAACCAAAACTTACGAACACACGAACATTCCTAATGATTACGGATTCTTCACCGTAGAAGTCAACCAAGGCAAATTGGTTACAGATTTGACCAAAATTCCTAAGAAGGCAAGAGTTCATGTTAAATGTTTCGAGTCGGTAGCGTCTGAGGTTAAGGCTGCTGTAGCAACAATCAAAGGAGCTTCCTCAGTGGATGAAGTAACCTATACACGAGTTGAAAGCGTTGACGATCCAGCCAAATTAAAGGTTCAAACAAACATAGTTTTGGCGGATATTGCTGATGTTACATATCAGAATAAGTTGCTTACAGACTTCCTCAAAGATAAGTGTAAAGTAACCGATCAGTCTATCATTGATTCGGTGTTGACAATCAATACGACTCTGAATGGTAAAGTGGACAAAGACAACTTTGCTCGAAATCTCCGATGGAAACCGAAGAAGTTTGAGTTTGATAATATGTTCTCATATGGTGAAACGAATGTTGTGGATTTTACCAAATGTAAGAACGTAATGGGTTTGTTTGGTCCAAACGCATGTGGCAAATCCAGCATCTTTTCAGCATTGTCATTTTGCCTATTTGATAAGTTTGACCGAGGATACAAGGCTGTTGATATCTTAAACGTTCAAAAAACTTCATTCCGATGTAAGTTCAACTTCGAAATCAACGGAGTAGATTTTTTCATCGAACGTAAGGCAAAGATGGATCGAAAAGGAAACGTCAAGGTTGATGTTCAGTTTTGGAAGGAAGAGAATAGTGTTAAAACCGAATTGAATGGAGAAGAAAGAAGCGATACCAATCGTCTTATCCGAGAAAAACTTGGAACGTATGAGGACTTTGTTCTGACGGCTCTTTCTGTTCAGTCTGGAAAAAACATATCTTCGTTTTTCGATATGAATCAGAGTGACAGAAAAGACTTGTTGTCTCAGTTCATTGGATTAGTCATTTTCGATAAGTTGTTGGATTTGGCTTCTCCTGAGTTGAAGTCTTTGAATGATAAACTAAAGGATTACAAGAAAGCTGATTTGGAATTGAAACTTCAAAATTCCCAAAACGAACTGTCTTCGTTAACAAGTGTATATAACGACGAATCCGAACAAGTTGAAGGGTTTAAAGATGTCAGAGAAGGAGTGAACAATGATATCTTAGAAGAAACTAAGAAACTTCTCCCAATTGACGGAAAAGAAATTGACGTTAATATCGTAAAGAAACGCATTTCCAACAGAGAAGAAGAACTTAAGAAATATCGGGAAGGAGTTTCTGTAGCCAAAGAAAAAATATCAAAAGTGGAACAGAGTGTCGTGGAGTTAGACAAAGAAATTGGATTATTGGATAACAGAGACTTAACTGCATCGTTCAAACACTACCAAACTAAGAAGTCTGAATTGGCTCACGTTGACCAGATCATTGAACGAAAGAAGGCTGAAGTAACCAACAAAATCAATAAGAAGAAAATCTTGGACACGCACGAGTATGATCCGAATTGTAAATACTGTGTTAATAATGAGTTCGTTAAGGACGCTAGGAAGATTGCTGGTGAGTTGGAAAATGACAAGATTACTTACAAACAATTACTGGAACAACAAGCTGAGTTGAAGAAAGAAGTGGAAGAGTTTACTTGGGTCATTGACGCTCAAGAGAAGTTTTCTACCCTTCTTAGGAAGCGAAACGAAGAGAAAGATACGTTGTCTAGATTCAACCAAAACCTCAAAACGGTTGAAAACTCGATCACTAACATAGAATCGGAATTGGTAAGTCTAAACAAAGATGTTGAAGATTATAATAAACAGATGGAAATTATTGAGTCGAACCGATATGTTCAGACGGCAATTGACCAGTTGAAAATGGAGTTGAAAAACTTGGATTTCAAAATCGACCAGAAGAATAAAAACATCATTACTATGAGCGGTCGGATGGGATATTTACAGAATACAATCAAAGAAACCGCCGATGCTATCGAAAAAATCAAGTTGTTGGAAAAGAAACTGGAGTCATATACACTTTATATTAAAGCTGTAAACCGTGATGGCCTTCCGTATATGGTCATTTCTAACACCGTTCCCGAAGTGGAACGTGAGGTTAACAATATCCTAAATCAAATGGTAGAGTTTCATCTTTCTATTGAAACCGATGGCAAAAACGTAACTCCATATATTGTCTATGATGATAAGAAATGGCCCATTGAGATGGCTAGTGGATTTGAGAGGTTTATTTCCTCTCTGGCAATCCGTGTGGCTTTGATTAATATCTCCAATCTACCACGTCCTAACTTCTTAGTAGTTGACGAAGGATTTGGGGTTATCGACTCCAACAACATGGCCTCGGTTCAGACATTATTACAGTTTTTAAAGGTCAATTTTGACTTCTTAGTGGTAGTTTCTCACCTTGATGTTATGCGTGATATGGTAGATAAACACATCGAAGTCAAGAAGGACAATGGGTTTTCCTCGGTCAATTTTGTATAATTACCATATTTATTGCTTACAGGCAATAAATTATGGCATTACTTAGTGGATTTGGAAAACGTGGTGTAGAACTCAATTTGCTGACTAAACCAGCAGATATCCTGGATACTGAGTTCTTATCCAAATATTTCGTCCTACAAGAGTTTGAACCTAAACTTACTGCTGGAAAAAACTCAATAACGTTTAATGGTTCTGAACTCCTTAAAGAAGGAACCGAAGTGTTGGTTGAGTGTATTGATTCGGACGGAAATCCTCTTTATATCGAGTCTACAACGAAAACTAACATTGCTTACAAAGAAGCTTCGTCATACATTCTTTCGATCCACGTTTATAATGAAGTTGCTAATGGTCCTGGAAAATTAGTTTTATACGGAACTACTCTTAATGGAGCAACGGTTAAATGGGTCGGAAACGTTGTCATAGACAAAACTCTACAAAACTCTTCTACTGTCAGATTCTATGAAAAACCTGTGTTGGAGGTTGTTCCTGTTTTGTCTCCGATATTAAACAACGCTAGCGACTTTAACAAATCGGTTGTTTTAACAGGATCTTTCTACAGCTACGCAGTCAGTCCTCAAAAAGACTCTTTAGACATAAACAAGAAGAATGTTGATATTGATTATAGGATTTACTTTAAGAATCTAAATCCCGATTTTGATCCTTCGGGATCTTTCAACAGTCAACTTCCAGGAACTCCAATTAACATTAACATTCGAACTATCCAAGAACCCTTTTCTTACAAGAATATAAAAGTCGATGTTACTTCTTCGTTCGTTATCAAAAACGTTCTGAACCGTTCTACGTTGACTTTAAATGACGCTATATCCTACAAAGATTCTCAAGGAAACGATGTTATTGTAAACGTAGTTGATGGAGATTTTTCGGTTAGTTATCCATTTGTTATTTACAACACAGCATCGGAAGCTTCAAGTTATCTAAGAGCAAATACAGGTGCCGGAAGCAAGGTTATGAAGCAATCTTACGCTAACGTGGTCTATAAAAATCTAAGAACCTTCTCCGGATTTATTTCTCGACATAAAGTATACAAAAAGAGTCTATTTGCTCCGGGAGATTTTACAATTGTAGCAGATGAACCGTTAATTCCATATCAGCTTCTTCAAGATAAGCTCACAACGAATAAAACGTTTGACCAAATGGGGTCTTTTTATAACAAATCTCATATTAACCGATACTGGTTTTCAAGTGGAGATTTACAGCTTACTCATTCCTCCGATATCATTTTGGACGGAATGTATTTGAACTACACAGGATCTTGTTCAGATTTGGATTCTACCAAAAACTACGCAATAGTAAAAGATAATACTTCCAATATAGACAGAAACTCTACTTATTTCCCATACGATTCCACGGAGTTTGTTTACACATCAGGATCTTCATACGATTCCAATTTCATTGAATTGAAGAAAGGTGTTAATTACTTAATATCATTTAACTCTATTCTCAAAAGAGATGAATCTACAAAAGCTTCTCTGGACGTTGGTTTGGAGTTTTACTTTACGAGTTCTCTTCCACAAGTTTCTTTACAAGAAGGATCTTTGGCTTCTCAAAAAGGTTTATTTAAGATTGGATTTGCTCCAGCTTTCGGATCAGAGTTAGAAAAAGTATATACTCCATACAACATTCTGTTTAGTGTTTTGAATGACTTACAAGGAACTCTTGTAGTGGTTCCTAGAAAATGTCGAGCTATAATTTCTAACTTGTCTTTGAAACCATATGGAGATTATGGATTTTCTCCTGATACGTTGATAACAAGAATACCGTTTCCGGTGATTATAGCCAACGAAGCATTTGAAATTAAGGCTGAGTTGTTTGATATCAATTCTAATTTGGTATTCTCCGATTTAAGAACTATAACCGCTTTCGATCCATCAGGAAGTTCGTTATCAGTATTCATTCCTGGATACCAAGATCCTGCAAAAACAGAGTTTATCTCTGGAAGTCTTGAGATTTCTCAGAGCTTAATTGTAGGAGAAAACACTACTCTAAAAGGGTCGTTGACTGTTGGAGGAACAGTTAAGTTTGAAAATATAGAAGAGAGTACGTATACCACGGAAAGAATGTTAGCGTGGCATCCAGTCACCAATAAAGTTGTCTTCACAAACGTCAATAACGTTTACAATGTTGGAACTGAATATGTTCGTTTGGACTTATATGACAGACTTTCTTCAAGCCCATCAAAACCCTACCGAGTGATACCAAGCGTCGAGGGAAGAAACATATCTGTATTAATGCCGACTCCGGGATTGTTGTTGCCTCCTTCTCCGAGCAACTCTCAGACCGAGATTTCTTTGCTTTAATATAATTAACAATTTTAACCTAAAAAACCGTATGTATAACATAGACGTTAGAATTAAGTTATGAAAAGAGCATCAGGAAAATCAAACCTAGACATTGTTAAGGATTATCTTGCGGGAGAAAGACCGTTCACTCAAGTTGGGTATATGCCTCCAGCAGAAGAAAAACACAAAGACGGAGATGTTTGGACCGACAGAGATGGCATCGAATGGATTCAAAAGGGAGCTTCTAAAATAAGTAAAAGGCTTTATGACATAAGAGAATCCACACGACAGATTTGCCCAACTTGTCAAAAAGACATTTATTGGTCAAGTAACAAAAACGACCAGAAGTTCTTTAACATGACCGGAAAGTGTTATGATTGTATTATTGAAGAAGAACACCAAATGAGATTGAACGGGGTGTTTGATACATACGAAAAATTGAAGGTTATTCGAAATCAAAGAGCTTTTCTAAAAGAATTCAGACAAAAAATTCAAGAATCGCTTGACTGGATGAAGAACAAAACCAATCAAATAAAGTATATGAATGAAGACGGTTCGGAAGAAACATGGACGGATCGTTCACGAGATTCTCTTATAGAAGAAGCACAAAATGATCTTAAAGAGGTAGACAAATCTTTGATAGTTTGTTCAGAATCCATTTCGATGTTAGAAACAGAATTAAATGAGCTCACCGCCAAATCAAAAGAAAAGTCTTAACGATATAATCAAGGAAGAGTATAAGAAATGCTTCCAAAGTCCTGTATACTTCATGAAGAAATTCGTGAAGATTCAGCACCCTATTCGTGGCACTATTCCTTTCAATCTTTATCCTTTTCAAGAGAATGCTCTACAAGATTTCTATGACCACGATTTTAATATCGTATTGAAATCTCGTCAGATGGGAATTTCTACTTTGGTATCCGCTTATTCATTGTGGTTGATGATTTTCAATAAAGACAAGAACATTCTTGTTATATCAACGAAACAAGAGGTTGCTAAAGAAATCGTATCTAAAGTTAGGTTTGCGAATGACAATCTTCCTTCTTGGTTAAAAGTTCAATGTATTGAAGACAACAAACTGTCTTTAAAGTTTAAAAACGGATCTCGTATTCTTGCTACGTCTTCGGCCGGAGACGCTGGACGTTCATTCGCTTTGTCACTTCTTATCATGGACGAAGCTGCGTTTATTGACGGTGTTGATGAAATCTGGACAGCTGCTTACCCGACGTTATCAACTGGTGGACGTGCGATCATCCTTTCAACTCCAAACGGTGTTGGAAATTTCTTTCACAAAATGTGGAAAGATGCGGAAGCTAAGAAGAACAGTTTCAATACTATAAAGATGCCTTGGCACCTTCATCCAGAACGTGACCAAGCGTGGAGAGATAAACAGACAGAAGTAGCTAAAACTCCAAAAGAAGCTGCTCAGGAATGTGATTGTGACTTTCTCACATCTGGTGCTACAGTTGTAGATCTTGCTATTATAGAATACTACAAAGAAAGTGTAAAAAGAGATCCTCAAGAATGTAGGGGTCCTGAAAAATCAGAATGGGTGTGGTTGTATCCATCTCCTAAAAGCACATACATTGTTTGTGCTGACGTTGCCCGTGGTGATGGGTTGGATTATTCTGCATATCACGTTCTTGATGCGGAGACTTTAGATCAGTGTGTAGAGTATAAGGGGTTAATTGATCTAAACTCTTTTGGTCGTCAATTGGTCAGTGTCGCAAGTTTATACAATAACGCTTTATTGATTGTGGAAAATACCGGAGTTGGGTTTGGAGCCATCCAAACCATAGTCGATAGCCATTATCCAAATACGTTCTATTCTACCGTAGATTTGAAATACATCGAGGTTCAGAGACAATTAATCACCAAATACTATTCCGAAGAAAAAAAGATGGTTCCTGGCTTTTCCACTACTCTCCGAACTCGTCCGTTAATCATATCACGTTTGGAACAGTATTTCCGTGAAAAATCAGTAAACATATACTCAACTAGAACTCTCGGAGAACTTGAAACGTTTATTTGGGATAAAGGTAAAGCGGTAGCTATGGAAGGGTATAACGACGATTTAGTTATGTCTTTGGGTATTGGTTTATGGGTCAGAGATACCGCTTTGAGACTCAAAAGTGAGTCTATGGCTTACAACATAGCTATGGTAGATCACATAGGAAGGGCTACTTACACGGGAAGTGCTCCCATTTTCACAAGTAGAGCTGCCTCTGGTGGTTATGAACAGTGGAATATGAAGGTCGGTAGGGCTGGACAGTCAGAAAATCTAACATGGTTATTATAAATGTTAGGGTTTTTTCTGATATATTTATATTTGGTAAAGTAGACATTTATGCCTGACAATTCACTATTAAGAGCTTCTTACGACGACATAATAGACGTAAAGCAACAGTCTTTATATGCTCGTTTAAAGAAGTTGTTTGCGACTGACGTTATCGTAAGGAATGTCGGCGGTAAGAAGCTTAAAGTCAAAGATTCTGATGAAATTCAATATGCCACGGATAGAAACTCTCTCCGAGATAGGTTCAACAGGGTCCGTTCTTCAGCTTACAATGCCTATACTAGAGATTTTGCCCTTTCATATCAAGCGGCTAGGTTGGATTTGTTTAGGGATTACGACACGATGGATATGGACCCAATTCTTTCATCAGCTTTGGATATCTACGCTGATGAATGTCTGACGGAAAACGAAATGGGTGAGATGTTGACTATTGATTCTAAAAACAACAACATCAAAGATATTCTTCACAACCTCTTTTACGATATCTTAAACGTTGAGTTTAACCTTTGGTCGTGGATTCGTAATATGTGTAAGTATGGGGATTTCTATCTCAAACTGAATATCAGTCCCGAATACGGAGTTTACCTTGTAGAACCCATGTCGGCTTATAACGTAGAACGTATCGAAAACTCCGACCCTCTTAACAAGAACTACGTCAAATTTCAAATTCGTCCGGTTGATACATCACAAGCTGAAATTCTTGAATCGTTCCAAGTAGCCCATTTTCGTCTGTTGTCTGATTCTAACTTCCTTCCATACGGTAAATCAATGATTGAACCAGCTAGAAGAGTATGGAAACAGCTCTCGTTGCTTGAAGACGCTATGTTAATTCACCGTATCATGAGAGCTCCTGAGAAACGTATCTTCAAGATTGATATCGGTAATATTCCACCAAATGAAGTTGATAACTTCATGGAAAAGACCATTTCCAAATTGAAGAAGGTTCCATATGTTGACGAGAGAACTGGTGATTATAACCTTAAGTTCAACTTACAGAACATGGTAGAAGACTTCTATTTGCCTGTTCGTGGTCAAGATTCTGGAGCTTCGATTGACACGTTGCCTGGAATGGAATTCACAGGCATTGATGATTTGGAATATATCAAGAATAAGATGATGGCAGCCTTAAAGGTTCCAAAACCTTTCTTAGCTTATGACGAAGGAACCTCTGGAAAAGCTACATTGGCTGCTGAAGACGTGAGATTCGCTAGAACTATCAATCGTATTCAGAAGATGGTCATTTCTGAATTAAACAAGATTGCACAAGTTCACCTTTACGCTCAAGGATATCGTGACGCTTCTATCGTGGATTTCACTATTGGTTTAACAAACCCATCTACTGTATTTGAAAAGGAAAAAATGGAGATTTGGGCAGCCAAGATGGAAAATGCTAAGTCTATGTGGGAGATGACTGACGGGGCCGGTCCATTCTTCGCAAAGAAGTTTATCTACAAGAAAATCTTCAAAATGTCAGATGATGATATCCAAAAGAATGAACAAGATATCATCGAAGATAGTAAACAACTTTGGAGACTCAAACAGATCGCTGAAGAAGGTAATGATCCGGCCAAACCATTCAAGAAGATTAATCCTAATGGTGGTAAGGGTGGAGAAGAAGGCGGAGATACCGGCGGTCTTCCAGGAGGCGGTGGTGGGCCAGGCGGTCCTCCGGGAGATGAAGAACCGGGAGCAGAAGGTGGTCCTGAAGCAGGTGGAGAAGAGGGTGGGCCAGGAGAACCAGTCAAAGAAGAAAAGGTAGTTGAGAAGCCTTTAATTCAGTATAGAAAAAGAGCAAATTGGGAATGGTCCAACTCCGAAGAAGAAAAGATAGACGAAAAACACGGAGAACCTGCGTGGGATTACAAGCGACCTTCTCAAGCCGGAGAGAAAGATGCTTCCGATTATCCTTTTGGGGAAGATCCACTCGGCGACCAAGAAAACAAAAGAAAGTCTAAAGTGGACAGGGAATTGACTCCTAGAACAAGGCCAGAAAGTGCCATGGCCTTAGAAATGAAATCTATAATAAACAAATTGGATTCTTATTTGACATCTAGTAAGGAAACAAAGAAGGAATTAGTTAAAGAATCCAGTGGAAATTCGTTAATGGACGAAAGGAACATACTAGAATAACCTAAATATTTATGGGTTTTAGAGGAATCAATAAATATTTATAATTTAGTTGAAGAGTATAAATATATGCAAAAAAAATTGCGTCATAGTAAATTTAGAAATACAGGCATCTTGTTTGAGCTCTTGACGAAGCAAATAACTGCCGACATTCTTGCTGGGAAGGAGAAATCCGAGGCCAAGGAACTGCTCTTCAAGTACTTCAAAGAGAATACCGAACTGGGTAAGGAATGGCGTTTATACAATTTCTTGTTGAATGAAAAGGTCAAAGACGAAGCCGGTGCTGAACGATTTCTATCTGTTATTGTAGAACAACGCAAAAAACTTCACAACAGTAAGTTAGCCGAAGAAAAATATAATCTCATTAAAGAGATGAAAGAATTGTATCCCATCGACCAGTTTCTAAAGGCTTCCATTAAAAACTATAAAGTATTAGCTTCTACATATAAAATTTTTGAAGATGCAACTTCCAAAGACATGAAGTTTGATGTCAAGGAAGTATTTCAAGCCAAAACTTGTATAGTGGAAAATATTGCTGAAAAATCAAAGAAAACCCTTGAAGAGTCAGAAGACCTAATCAAGTTTTATCAGCAACAAAATGAGGATATTCGATTACTGTCTTACAAAATTCTAGTTGAAGGACTTAATAAAAAGTATAGTGTTTTGGACGACGACCAAAAAGTAATTCTTCGTGAATATATCAACAATGTTAGTAATACCAACTCTCTCGGCGATTTTATTTGTAAGAGAATTGATGACGTTAAGGGAAAACTTCTTGAGGCTTCAAAACAGATTATTGACGCTGATGTTATGAAGATCAAGATTGTTGAAGTTATCAAACAATTGGATAAAGTAAAACCTACCAATAACATTATCAAAGACAATCAGATCATGTCTCTTTTGCTTTCCTACGAGTTACTTAAAGAAGTTAAGAAACAACTTAAGAAAGAAGAGGCCCCAAATGGATAAGACCGAATTTAGAGCTTTAATCAGAGAGTGTATTGTTGAAGTTATCAAGGAATGTGCTACATGTGGTTGCGGCTGTCCTGATTGTAAACATACAAAAGGAGACGAGGGATTCAAACCCATTCATGGTCCAGTTAAAGAGAAAAAATGGATTCAGAAAGCAGTAAATCCTAAACATAAAGGTTACTGTACTCCAATGACCAAATCGACTTGTACCCCAGAAAGAAAAGCTTTGGCTAAAAGATTTAAGAGCGGAGATTTAAGTGAAGCAAAACCACAACCTCTGGAAGCTCCTAAAGTGAGAAAGACTTGGGGGAATATGAACCCCACTACTCGTATTCATGGGGATGGGAAACAGGGAATTAAACCAAAATACGATAGAAAAAAGGATCAAAACTGGAAGAAAGATTTGGACGAAGGTCGTAGAATTTGTGCTTGGTGTAAGAAAGATTTGGGTGATCTTCCGGGAGTTGAAGGAGATTCTCATGGAATTTGTCCATCTTGTAAAGAAAAGTATTTTGGAAACGACTTAAAAAAAGTTGATACAAAGCCCACTGCTTCAACTGCTCCAACTCCACCAACAACCAATTTAAAAGAGATGACTACGACCGGAGCGGTTGCTTCATACCCTTCGAAGAATTGGGTAGATCCCGATCCAGATAGAAAAAAGATGAAATCTCTCGCTGCTAAGAGCGTGGGTGGGAAAGTTGCTTAATATGTTAACACTATCTCAAATTCTAGAACAAATTCAACAAGGCAATTTCTATGATTGGACTCGTGATTTCGACGTGTTCAAAAATAGTATAAATTCCACTACGGAAGTTTCTAAGGCTCGATTTGAGAAGTCACTGAGTTCAAAAGTATTGAACAAGTCCGTAACGGTCAGATCTTCTAAAGGATATAAACAACCTGTAAAGGATTATACTATCAATCGAGTCACGGCTGTAGACATTAACGATTTCTTTGATGATTGGGTTGTTGTATTAAAAGATGAAAATAACAAAGAGTATTTTCTAGCAGCTGGGTATAAAATAAAAGTAATGGGTGGAGCAGTGTCTCCGGAACCAGGAGCAGCATCTGCTCCACAACAACCGGAACAACCAGCAGAGAATCCCCAGCAGCCAGTGAAACCACCAACACCGGCGGGACCGGTACAAAGGTAAGTATATGAGTGAAAGACGACTATTGATTGATGTAATGACGTTTGAACCTGTTAAACAAACGTTAGTAGAATCTTTAACGGGAACAGGACCATTCGTGGTTAAAGGCATTCTTCAACGAGCCGAAGCCAAAAACCAAAATGGACGAACGTATCCGATGCACACGTTGCAGCGTGAAGCTCAGAAATATACTGAAAATTTCATTAAAGAACGTAGAGCTTTGGGAGAACTCGACCACCCAGAATCTCAAGTAGTTAATCTTAAGAATGCTTCCCATAACGTAATTGAGATGCATTGGGAAGGTAAAGACTTGATGGGAACGGTTGAAATCCTTTCTACTCCAAGCGGTAATATTCTTAAAGAACTGTTCCGTTCAAACATTCGTCTTGGTATTTCAAGCCGTGGTTTGGGAACAATTAAAAAACTTTCCGAAGGTCTTGACCAAGTTCAGGACGACTTCGAATTGATTGCTTTCGACTTCGTGAGTAATCCATCTACACGAGGAGCATTCATGTTCCCAACAGGTTCCGAAGTATCTCTCCAAGAGGGAGTTGTTCGTAACCCGTTGAATGGTAAGTGGGTAACTGCCGAAACGATCATCCAAGATATTTTTAGCGAACTTTCCTAACAGCATAGATTAAACTCAACAACTTAAACCCCTTGTGAATAGCAAGGGGTTTTTTATTGACTTCGCCGGTCTTCTCCTTTAGAGTCTTCGTGTGGATTACGAAGATGAAGAAATTTTGTGGGTTGAAGAGAATCGTGGCCCAGATATCAAAGGAAGTGGATGGTCATTTCCATCAAATCGGCTTCTTATGAACGCCAATTTGGCAATAAGAATAAATCCATCTCAAGAGACTTTTGATGTATTGAAGAACCGATGGGGACATGCTCCACAAGGGGTTGTCTTGGATTTGTTAGACGAGTTTCTTGAACATCCACAATCAACATATTGGAATTTAGCAGGAACAGAAGAAACAAAATGAACTTAGAATGGTTAAAAAATAGGTTGGTGTATCTGACGCTTCACGGCAGTCAGGGATACGGATTAGCAACGAAACAATCTGACGTTGATGTGAAGGGTATTTGTATTCCTCCTGTTGAAGTCGAAAACGATTTGTTTCAGAAGTTCGAACAGGCGGAGAATCATCCTCTTGTAGAACAAATTTGTTCTCACTTAAAGAATCCAGAGAATCCAAAGTTGGAATCTACGGTGTATTCTTTAAAGAAGTTCATGGTGTTAGCGGCCAATGTTAACCCGAACATTATAGAATTGCTCTGGACCGATCCTAACGACCGATTGATTGAGGAAGATCCAATGAATTGTTTGTTTGGTAATCGTGACTTGTTCTTGTCTTCTAAAGCAAAGTTCACGTTCAGTGGATATGCTTTCGCTCAGGCAGCCAAGATCGAGAGACATCGCAAGTGGTTACTTGAAGGTGAATTGAAGCAGCCTACAAGGGCTGAATTCGGTCTTCCCGAAGTTACGGCTAGAGGATTTGACGAGGTTAATAAGTGGGTCAAGCAGAAGCTTGAAGAATGGAACCTTAGCAAGTTTGCTCTGGAAGAAATGGAAAGGAATGATCTGAAAGAGACGATCTGGGAAGTAATTACGGAAGTTTCTGGTGCGGCCGTGACGTGGGATAATTGGCCAGAAGCATATTGGATTTCTGCTCAGAACAAATTGGTTCACGATCTTGGTTTGAGTGAAGAAGTTGCCAAATTGATTCAGGCCGAATATGCCTATAAGAGGGCAGTCGAGAAATATCAGTCTTGGTTGAACTGGAAGAAGAACCGCAATTCAGCAAGAGCTGAACTTGAGAAGAAGAGTGGTTACGACACGAAACATGCTTCACACCTTGTTCGTTTGATGAGAATGGGTTATGAAATCTTAACCGAAGGTAAAGTAATCGTCAAGAGGCCCGACCGAGAAGAAATCTTGGGCATCAAAAACGGAGCGTGGAGTTATGAGAAGGTCATGGAATATGCTAAGGACATGCAAACCAAATTGGACGAAGCATATAAAACCACGAAACTTCCAAAGACGGTTAACTATCAGAAGGTTAACCAGCTCTATCACGACATTGTTAAAATCTACAATAGTTATTAATCACAGAGGGGAGGATTGACTTTCTCCCCTCTTTCCGTTATTATCGTAATATGGCAAGAAAGAAGAAACAAAATAATAGCGCTGACCCAACTAACGAGATAGTTAAGCAAGTCAAACAAGTTCTGTTAGAAACCATTGTTAGAGAGTGGTTGAATTCTCCATGTAAGGAATGGGGAGGCAAAACTCCTTTAGCAATGATTAAGAAGGGTGAAGGTCAGAAGATTCTTGACGCTCTCAAGGAGGCTGACGAAGAACTCAAGAAAGAAAGAAATGACACAGGAAGAAAAGCAACATCTACAAAAGAAACTCCTGGAAAGGGAGACGAAGAAGGTCCATGTCAACGTAGCGACCTCATCTGAGATTTTTTGGAGTTTTTTGATTGTTTTCTAATTGGCTCATATATTTATGTATATGAGAATTACAGAGTTTACTAGAAAATGTCCGAGTTGTAATACCGATTTATATTACGCTACTTTAAAAGGTAAGAAAGTTGCTGATAAACTAAACAGAGTTTGTAAGCGTTGTTCCAATATAGGAGAAAACAATCCTTCGTTCGGAAAACCTTGCCCTGATTATGTAAAAGAGATTTTAAGAAAACATAATACTGGAAAGTTCGTTTCTAATGAAACTAGAGTAAAACACAGAGAATATTTTTTAAAAAATAACCCAATGACAGGTCTAACTGGACCGTTATGTCCCAATTTTGGAAAAACTCACTCCGAAGAAACAAAAGAAAAATTAAGTTTACTTAAAAAAGGAGTTCCTTTATCACAAAAACAGAGAAATAACATTGGATTGGCAAGGATAGGTAAATCTCATTCTGACGAAACAAAGAGAAAAATGAGAATATCTAAAATACAACATATCATAGAAAAAAATGGAAATGTTGCTCCTAGGTTTAATACGGATGCTTGTAAATATTTTCAAAATCTTGAAAATGAAAGAAAATGGAATGGATTATACGCTACTAAAAACGGAGAGTTCTTTGTAAAATCACTAGGATACTTTGTAGATTATTATGAACCAAATCTTAATATAGTGGTTGAATATGATGAACCAAAACATTATAACATTGATAACACTTTGAAAAAACGAGATTTGGTTAGAATGAATGAGATTAAAGAATATTTACATTGTAAGTTTTTAAGATACAATGAAAAGTTAAAAGAGTTGAAAGAGTATTAAATGAAACTTACAGATTATTGTATTCACACAGAAACTAAAATTGCTGGTTTCTGTAAAGAATATGTATTTCTATCTAACTTTTATAAAGTTCCAATCACATATGAAGGCATTTTTTATCCTTCGGTTGAAAACGCTTACCAAGCATTAAAATTTCCTATCGGTGAAAGAAATAAATTTTCTTCTTTGTCATCGTCTGATGCTAAAAAAATGGGAAGGTTGGCAAAATTGCCCGATGAATGGGAAAATAAAAAGTTGAATTTGATGAAAACTTTGGTATCGTTGAAATTTGAGGATGTAGATTTGAGAAGAAGATTATTTGATACTGGCTACAAAGAATTGATTGAACTGAATAACTGGAAAGACCTTTTTTGGGGAATTGATTATAAAACCGGACAAGGAGAAAACCATTTAGGCAAAATTTTAATGGATGTTAGGATGAGAATATGACTATAGCTGAAAAATATAATTGGAGTGAAACTTATAATCCTTTTACTGTCGAAGAATTAAG